GGGCGGACGCGGCGGCGGCGGGGGCTGCACGGGCGGCGGGGGCGGCGGCGGCGGCGGTGGCTGTGGCCGGGGCGGCTTCCGCCGTCGCCTGCGTCTCTGTCTCAACTTGGACGGTTGCCTGGTTCTCCGAAGTCTCAGCCGCCCCAGAAGCTGTCGCGATGGTCGCCAGCTTCGTGATCTTCGAATCATGCGCCGGGATGGTCCCACTCTCGGCCGTGAAGATCGCCGGGTTGTATTCGACGAGCGTCAACTTTGCGGAATAGTCCTCCCCTTGCTCGACGCCCACGACGACGCAATCCCCGAAGCCTATCGCGGCCTCACCGAACTGGATAAGGGAATCCGTCTCGAGGCCATTAACCGCCGGAATCACTGCATCGGGGGTGATCGTCAAATATTCCGCTGTCGCCGCGACGGAGAATGTCGCGTAGTTGATACCGGCCGCCGTGCGATAGCGGAAGGCGTAGCTCTTGCCGACTTCGAAGGGGACAGGCTCATCGAAAGACAGCGAGGTGACATTCCCGTTCGCGTCCCTCACGAGTTCCGTCACACGGCCCCAATCGAGGCCCCAGGACACTACGTCATGCGATACGCTCACGCGGTCGCCGCGAGTCACGGCGAGTTGCTCGATGTCCATGTTGACGGTGAACGTCTCGGGGCGCAGCCGGCGCACGGCAAGCGTAAAGCGCGCGTGCTTGAAAACCTCCTCCGGGTCGGTCGTGTAGGCGTAGGAGACCGCTTCGAACTTCGTCGCCTGCTTGTAGGCGTTCCCGGTCGCCGGGTTCGTCGCGCCCACCGCGTAGGCATTGCCCCACGCGTCCACGAGCTCGCCCGTGTTGTCGATGTCATAGAGGTAGTCGTCGTCGAGGACGATTCGTTCGTCGGTCGCGTAGTCGGCGTCCTCGTTGCGGAACGTCACGCGAAGGCCGTGGGGAATCTCGTCGAAGCTCTTCGAGAAGGAGAAGCCCCAGGAATTGCGCGGCGTGATGAGCTGCTTTATATCAGATTTGACGCAATCCTCAGCGACGGAGAAGAGGCCGTCCTTGAGCGTGAAGCTCGCCCTTCCGACCTCGCAGACGGCTTGCAGGAGCGTCTTGGCAGTCGATGCTGAAGAGAGAACGGCGTTACATGCGAAATTGCCCGCGCAGTGCATATACCACGCTTCCAGGGCCGCCCAATCGAAGCGGGCGGCAAGCGTCACAGGGCGCGGATTAAAGGGCCCGCGGATGAGCCAGAGAAAGGCCGCTGCGGGGTTCGTCGTGACGGCATCAGCCCACGCGGAAGCGCCCGAGCCCGAGCCGGAATAGGCGGGATAGACGCCCTCGGCAATAAGGTTGAGCTGGGCGATGGTATTCGCGAGCTGATTCGAGGCGCGGATTCTCACGCAGAGAAATGCGACCTTCGCGCGCGTCTGTTCCTCCCAGACTTCGCGCTCAGTGAATGCCTTGAACGAAGCCCAGGTCACGCCGTCAACGTAGGTGAGGCTCGAGGTATTGTCGCGATCTCCGGTGTAACGGGCGACCATGACCTCGTACTGGCCGGCGGGGAGAAGGTCGGTCTCGGCGTAGAAGCGGAGCGTCTCGTTCTTGGCGCGGGTGATGAGCCAAGGATAGGACTCCGAGGTCGTTTCGCCGCCGGTGACGCAATAGACCGTCCCGCCCGTGTTGTAGGTGTTGCTTGCGCCATAGGTGATCTTGATCGTATGGCTCCCGGTCGAGAGGACGAGGAGCAGCTTCGAATCGGTGAGCGTGTATTTCGTACCATCGACATAGACGATGAGGCCATTGTCGCCATTCGGATCTACACGGAAATTGTAGTCCCCTGAATGCTCATATCCATCCTGAATATTGATGAGCTTGGTCGAATCGGTGTAGACGGTGAACGACTCACTCGCCGTCCACGGCTTGTCGGTTTTCCCGGTCCGCGAGGTCGTTATGGTCTTTGCGGTCGCCCATACTTTCTCGGTGGTCGTCGTGAGGATGGTCCCGCCGCCCTTCCATCCCGAGGGGAACGCGGTCCAGCCCTGCGCGCCCTTGAGCCGATAGAAGGCCCGCACGTCGCAGCCGAGGTCATTCTTGGCGCCGTTATTCCAGGTAAGAAGCCCGTTCGCGAATTCGATCTCCACCCCGAGCCTTCGCGTCTTCGCGCAGGACACCGCGATATTCGACGGGAAGACATTCATGCGCGCAGTGAATGTCTCGGCAACGAAGGAAGTCACGGCGAAGCAGGTAAGGACCGAAGCCGTCGCATTCGTGACGATCCAGATTCCATTATTACCCGCATTCGTGGCGCCGAACATCTCGATGCAGTCGCCGATGAGCACGTCGTCCGTGCCCCAGTTCCCGCCATCGTTTCGCGTGATCGTCTTCGCGGCCGGGTCGATCGTGACGGAGAAATTCAACGTGTGGAAGCGCGAGAGGGCGGTAGATAGAGACTGCTCCTGGACGACATAGGAATAATTCTCAGGGAGGGCTCCATCCTGGCGGAGTTCCATCGACACCCCGCCATATTGACCATCGCAGGCGATCGCGCCGTTCCGCACATCGGCACTATTCGACGCGAGAAGGAGCTCACCTAAGCGAATATTGCTGATCTTGAGCTGGCCGTAGCCGAGGACGAAGAGGAGGTTGAGGTATTTGTATTTTCCGTCGTCGCCGATCGATACATCGGTGAAGGGCATGGCCGCATAGTAGGGCGTGAGGCGATTCTTTCCGAGGATGAGCGGCACCTTCCCGCCCGCGCTCGCGCTGTTCGATGCACCGCGGATATCAGGGCGGGTCGTCGAAGTGCCCGAAGAGGAAGAGGTGCCCCCAAAGCCATAGTATTCCAGCGCGCCCGTTACCATGCCGGCCACGCCCGTGATGAATACCTGAAGGCCGGCAGGAACGTTTCCAGTAAGCATGAGCGCCACACCGATGATTGCGGCCGCAGCCGACCATCCCGTGATCTTTCCGCCTACGCGCTGTTGATCCGCGCTCGCACTCGAGGCGCCCTCGGGAACGCGCCGCACGATGGCGAAGTCGCCTTCTCTCATTGTGGCTGATTCGAGCGGTTCTCGTTTCCCATTCACGTTGACGGAGAAAGAGCCCTTCGCGGTTTTCTCTTCAAGTAAAAGCGCGAGCCGAGTCTCTTTCGTGATGTCGAAATCCTCGCGGCCTTCGTTCGTGAAGGGGTGAGGATAGAAGACGATCTTGCCAGGATTATCGGACACGGTAGTACCCTTCTATTCGCGCGGAAATGCGCGGGTCGGTGAGGCGGGCCATGCGCGAGAGGTCGCGACACAGTGGGTCGGAGTGGAGAAGTTGCCCGTTGACGATGACGCCAACATGGCAAGGAACGTTGAGGTAGTGCATGAGCGCGATGTCGCCGTCCTGAGGCGTAGAGACAACCTCAAGGGGAAGAAGCTCTTTCTTCTCGGAGATTTCGGCCGCGATGTCCTTCGGCTCGGGGAGCGGGCGCTCATCCTGGACGGCAGGGAGGAACACGCCGAAGGCCTCCATCTCGACGAGGCGGACGAGGCCCCAACAGTCGCAGCCGTCGTGCCCGCAAGCGCCGTGCTTGTACGGAATCCCGACGAAAGAATTCGCGTCCATTAGTTCACCCCCGGGCAGACGGAGGGCGTCATCTCGATGGGGCCCATCTCGTTGTCAAGGAAGGTGTCGAAGACGAGCGATCCCTTGATCGTGTTCGCGTCGCCAGTCACGTCGATGAGGGAGAAGGGATATGAGGCCACCTTCTCGATCGTCCACTCGTCCTCGGAGATATAGACGGCATCGATGGTGATCGTCGGCGAAGTATCGAGCTCGCGGATCATCTGCGCGATCGACTGGTCTGTCGCGTCGATGGTAAGGGCCGCATTCGAAAAGGTCGAAGCACTCTCGTCGGGCGGGTCGAACTGAAATGGATAATGCGCGTAGACCTGGCCGTTGAAGGTGAGGGCCTCGCCGTTGTTCGTGAGATAGAGCGGCGTCGCGAGCTTCTCGTGCGAGATCGTGATGAGGGCGCAGAACACGGCGCCCGTGCGCGAAGCATAGAGCGCCTCGAGAACCTTATTCGAAAGGCTGCGGCTCATCCGAGCATCTCCAGGCTGAAGGAAACGTAGATATTCCCGGCCACGGGGCTGCCATAAGAAGGCGTGTCGCCGGCCTTGAACCACATTTCGGTGGAGACTTCAGAGCCGGGCCGCGGGAACATGAAATGGAGCGAGCCCGACTTCGTGGTCGTCACATAGAAGGCGTCGAAGATGTCTTTCTGCTCCTGGGTCATGAACATCTTCTGTGAGAAGGCACGAACGCCTTTCGTTGAGCGGCGCCTGATCTTCTTAGGCCCGATATCCATCGTTGAGACGATCGTCGTGTTGGGTGGCGTCTCTTGAAATCCGTCCTGCTCGACGAGCTGCGGAAGCGCGGTCGGCCAAACTATTGATGTGCTCATTTCACTCTTCTTCCGGCTTGCGCGATTCCGTAGCGGCTCGCAAGCGCCGCGTCGAGTTCTCCCGAGGCGGCGACACTTTTCACGATGTCAGTGAGCGTTGCGCGAATCGTCTTCGTGCCATTAGCGCCGACTGACTCTTCCGTGCTGACCTTCACGCTCTTCGAGGTCTGGTCAATGAGCTGGAATACTGTCCCGCCGCCCGACGCGCCTTCAGCGCGCACGCCAAGGGCCCCGCTTGCGGTCCGAGAGAGCGGCATGATCGCCTCGGAACCAGCCTCGCCGAAGACGCCGCCTTTCGCGAAGCCGAAGAAGTGAGGGGTATCGTAGACGCCGCCGGAGTAGCGCGAGAGGGAGGGCGAATTGTAGACGCCGCCCAGCGCGTTCTCGTAGGCCGTGCCCGTCGAGGTTGAAGAGGAGGAACTCGAGCTTGCAAGGCCGCTCGCGATCGAGGTAAGGCCCGAGGCCGCGATGAGCGCAACACCCGTCGCCGTATCGCCCTTACCTATCGCCGCGATTCCAGCCTGGAAGAGGAGGAGCGGCATTTCGTTGAGGATGCTCTTGCCGATGTCAGCGATAGAATTCGCGAAGGAATCAGCGCCACTGGCTCCAGTCGCGAATGCATCGCCGAGATTCTTGAAGGTGTCGACATAGCCCTGTTCGCCGGAGGAGACTAGGGCATTCTTCATGCCGGCGATGGCGGTTTTGTAATTCTCAGCGGCCGTGACTTGCTTCTGTAAATCGACGACAGCTTTAGCATCAGTCGCGGAATATCCTTCTCTCTTCTGGTAATACTCCTCAACCGACATTGTAACTTTGTCGTATTCGGCAGAAAGGTCATCGAGGGTTTTCTGAGATTCAGTTTTTGTTCCAGAAAGCATTGCCGTCTTGAGATAATCCGCATTGAGCGGGTTATATGTGCCAAACTGCGAATTGCTTATGGCGCTTCCGACTTGCAGCCCACTGCCTGTCGCCTGCGATGCATGCGCCAGCTTGGCAAGATCGATATAATGCTGATATTCTTCGCTCCCCGTCGTAATTTTGCCGTTGCCTTCCTCTAGGAGTTTATTAGCGGCGGATAGCGCCTCGTTCTCCATGTCGGTTTGGCTGACAAAGGTTCCCTTGGCCTCGGCCGCCGCTTTGATTTTTTGAGTTGCGTCTTCGTAGCTTTTTGCGGTTTTATAAATGGCGTCCTGCTCGGGTTTTGCTTGGTTTGCAAGGTCTTCATATCTTTTATACGCAGGGTCAGACGGAGATATATTTCCCTTCCCTTTATCTAGCAATTCATTCGCAGCAGACAGGGCGGCATTCATCATACTAGTCTGGCTTATTGGAGTTCCGTCGACCTCGGCGGCTAGTTTTATTTTCTGTACTTCGTTTGCATAATCTCTAGCGACTTCATCAATAACCTTCTTCGCAGCATCGCCATTGGTCGAGGTAGTAGTCGTAGAAGGCTTTTGCGCTGCGATAGCTGCGCGATATTCGGCATGAACGCGCCCCATTAAAGCTATGGCAGTATTAATATTTCGCGTTGCGGCCGCTTGATCTTTGGCTGGCGAATTTTTATCAGCAAGAATGTCTTCGCTTATCTGCTTTGAATTCGAAAGAGCTTCATAATAAGCAATCACGTCCTTTTGCTGTTGAGCCTTAGGAAGGTTGCTCTCAACCCAGGGTTGATATCCGGAAATTATTTTGTTATTTGCTGCTAGTTGTTCGTTTCTAGCTCCGCGTTCCATCACTACGTTGTAACGGTCGAGTACGCCGATGAGAGTGGGGAGAACATTATTAGCAGCGTCCGCCAGTTCTCCTTTCCAGTTATCGACAGCGGTAGACCATTCTCCGGAAAGTGACTTCGAGGTCTTATCCATCATTCCGTGAAATTGTCCGCCTGCATCTGTCGCTTTCGTGATCGCCTTTTCGATCTGCTCGAAGGTGATCTTCCCCTCCGCGGCGAGCGTCTTAATAGAACCGAGAGGCGCATTCATCGAGTCGGCCAAAAGGTTGAAGATAGGAACTCCAGCATTTATAAACTGATAGAGGTCCTGGGTCTTTGCTTTCCCCTGCGCGGCAACCTGGCCATAGACGAGGGCGAGAGACTGCAGTTTATTGTTGTCACCCATCGCAACGTCGCCAAGTTTCTGCATGGTTGGGATGAGATCGTCAGTCTGGACGCCAAATCCCTTCAGTGTAGTTGCAGCCTGATTAACGCCGGCGAATGAAAGTGGAGTCGAGTTGGAAAAAGTCTTGAGCTTTTGGAATATCTCTGAACCCTTATCCATATCGCCGACGAGGACTCCCCAGGTAATGCGCGACTTCTCGAAATCGGCCGCAAGGGCAATGCTTTCCTTACCCATATCGACAAGCGTTGAAACGACTTTCTGCCCAACCTGGACAGCAAGATTGAAGCCTGTCGAAAGCCCGGCAATACGCATGGCTAAGTTGCCAAACGATTGTTCCGTCCCGGTGCCCGCGGTCTTGAGTCCCTGGAGCTGCGATATAGCCTGCTCGGCGCCCTTGAGGCGGGTTTCTATCTCTATGGTCGTCAGCTCAACTGCCATTGTCCGCTTCCTCCTGGAGCTTCGCTCTCAGGGCCGAATCCATGCTCATAACCGCCTCGACTTCGAACGCGTCGAGCGCGATACCCGTCACCGCTTCGTAGTCCGCGAGATCGCGCCATGTGAGACGGATTCCGCCGAAACCCTCAGTGCCACCCGATCGCAGTTCCCAGAAAAGGGCAAAGAGATATTCGAAGCCCTCGGGAATCTTCACCGCGTCGAGCTTTGGACTCCGCTTGCCCGTCTTCTCGTACCGATCTTGGAGGGCCTTCCCGAGCGTTCCCAGGGAAGGCTTCTTCGGATCGATTGGCTTGCGGAGTTCCGCTTCTGCCTTGACCGCCTCGACTAACTCGCCGAGGCGCTCCCGAAAAAATTGGTACGCGTAAAAATGAAGGTTGCGACGGCATCAGCAATGTAGGGATAGGCCTTGTAGATTTCCTTGGCCTTCTCCTGAGAGAAGGGAAGCTCCTCGCCGTCGAGCGTGAAGCCGCTCCACCCCTTCGTCATGCGAGCAAGAAGCTCGGCGGTCTGATCGGAGAGTTCTTCGGGCGAGACAGATATACCCTTCGCTTTGTTGCGTGCATCGAACTCCTTTCGAATGCTCTTGTGAAGCGCCGAATCTGCGCCGAAGAGCGTGATCGATGCGCCCGTCTCGGCCTTGGTCACGGGGTCGAGGAGTTTCATTTCCACGCCGGTCTCGGCGTTGGTTACGCTGTCAAATCTCTTGAGGTCCATGTCTGCTCCTTACGCGGGAATCCGCTCGATTGAGATCATCTTGCCCGTGGTCGGATCGACGCCGGCCGTGAAGGGCAGGGAGAGGGGAATGTCGTCCTCGGGCACCGTGTGAGAGGCGCCGGTGTAGACGATGTGGGGAAGCGTGATGAGGTAGGAGTTGCCGTCGCCGTCCGTGAGCGTCCAGGCGATGCTCGAGGGCGTCTTGTTGAGGAACTTGTTGGCGAGAACTGCGTCCTTGAAGAAGGACGTGAGCGTGCCCGTGATCTTGATGCGGCCGAGGGAATTGAAGGCCGGGTCGTCGTGATAAAGCGCGTACTTGTGCGAGCCCGAAGCGTCGACCGAAAGGTCGAGCGACTGTGCGGCCTCGAAGGCCGTGCCGCCCTCAAGGATCGAGCCGGTGAAGGAATCGAACACGTCCGTGTCGGTCGGGTCCGCAACGCTCGCGGCGATGGAAGCCTCGGCGAGGTCCTCGGAGGAAAGGCCGAGGAGATCAAAGGATCCCGTGACCTTCGCGTTGTTCTTGATGGAGAGGGCGAACTTGTTCGCGATGACTCCGCGGGCGACCTGGTAGAGGGGCGTGTCGAGGTCGAGGAAGCCCTCCTCCATGGTGAAGGTTTTTCGGGCCACGCCGTTCGACATCACCTTGCGGGTCGTGGTCGCCGTGACGCCATCGTCGGCAGACACGTTGACGAGGCCCGAGGCCGCGGCACAGGTGAGGACCAGGGCGGAGACAGCCGTCACGATGAAGGTCGCGTTGTTGCCCGCGTCGGTGAAGCCGCCGAAGGTGACGTGGTCGCCGACCTTCACGCCGTCGGTGATCCACGAGCCAGTCGCGCGGGTGAAGGTCTTCGCGGCCGCGGCCACGGTCACGACAAGGGCCGTGAGCGAGTAGGCTACAGCGAAGGCCGAGGCGAGGATGGACTCGAGGAAGTCGTCGAAGGAATCGAAAGAAAACTCGAGCGGCACGTTGACCGCTATGCCCTTGTTTCCGAGGCCGGGGATGGCGCTCTGTCGGTCAGCCCTGAGCTCGGAGCTCTCGAGCGTCTGTCGAGAGATCGTGATACCCGAGCCGCCCGTGGTGCGGCGTAGGGTCTTCCAGGATGGAGCGATAGGGGTCGTTCCCTCGACGGTCTCAACGCAGTGAATGAGGCGACTGCGGGCGCCGGTTCCGTAACCCATAAAACCCTCCCTGCGTCTCCCGACGCTGGATGAAAAACTCGCTCGACTGTCTCCCGACGTTGAGCCCTAATTCGCTATGTCAGCCCGCCATCTCACGACGACGGACACCATGAACCACGCGGGGTCTGAACTGTCGCCCTTCGTGGTGTAGGCTTTCTCTATGCGCACGTTGACACCGTTGTAGACGAGCGCCGTCCCGCGCTTGAAACATGCCGCGATGCGCTCCGCTTCGGTTCTCGTCGCAACGTCCAGCTTGTTCGGCGGATCGAAGACGTCGATCTGGAAGATGCCCACGCAACGATTCGCGGCGCTCTCGCCCACGGCGGCCGCCCGCGGCTCCCCAGGGAGGAAGGTCGCGCGGTAGTAGCGCGTCCCGGCGACAGGCTTGAACGCCTTGTTCTCCCAGGCTATCGACGTGGAGGCCACCGCAGCCCCAGGAGCGGCCGCCATGAGGCGCGACTTGAGCGCCGCAAGGATCTCGGTATGGCCACTCATGATATTTCCTCACATGCTCGTAAATATGCCTCGTGAGCCTCTGACTCTGTTGGGAAACATCCCAAATGCTTCCTAGCCCCATTGACTTCGATCCTTGCCACCCAGGGATTAGTTCGAAGCCGTTTTTCATACCGAGTTCCCTGCAATCTGCCTTTTCTATGCAATGGCAGATTCTGCATGTTCCCTCTATCCGAAACACTCCTTAGGTTTTCTATTCTGTTATCGAGTCTGTTCCCATTGATATGATCTATCTTTTCGGGCCATACCCCATAAAAATAAAACCATGCAAGCCTATGGGCGAGAAAACTGTGTCCATGAATGTGTATTTCTCTATAGCCATCCCTACTAATACATCCGGGGATAGAGCCAGCCTTGAACTGATTACAGTTATAACGTCTATAAAAATTGCCATTTTGTAGATTATATTCGAGCAAATTCTTCAAATATTCGTAACTAATATCTTCTAGCATATATGATGTTCTCATTCGCCCGCTCCCCCGACGTCCCACGCGCCGCCTATTTCGCTCTCGCTTCGGCTGCCGCCGAAGGTCCCCGTCTGCGCCTCGGCCGCCGCGTCCTCCGCGATGCCCCCGAGCTCGGCAAGCGTGATCGCGACCATCCCGTTCGGGGCCTGGGTCGAAGAGCCATGCTCGAGGCGGCCGATATAGGGCAAGTTGTTCGAGAGGAAGATCGAGCGGCCCGTGCGAGGCGACCAGCCTTCGACTTCGCCTTGCATCGTCGCGACGGTCGAGCGGCCCGACCTGTCGGTGTCGTTCACCGCTGCAAGATCGGGCGTGGCCTCGACGGGCGCTCCGACGGCGCATAGCCAATTGCCGCGAGCCCGCCCCGTGCGCACTGGCGTTCGCAGGATGATGCGACGGTATCCCGTCAAGGCGACCTTGCGGCCGACCTGATCGAGCTGCGCTTCGGTCTTCGCGATGATTCGCGTCATGTCGAGGCTGAAGCTACCCACGGCACTGCACCTCGTAATAGATTGCGATGTCGCCCGGCTGGAGAGCCCGGACGCCCTTAATCGAGAGGAGAGTCCCCGACGGGCTCCCGATGTAGAGCGAGTCCGAAGTCGTCGGCATCGGGAGGACGGCTCCAGAATCAGCGAGGGCTGCGAGCTGGAAGAAGCGGTCGCCTGACTGGATGAGCGAGCCGTCGAGGTTCGACTGGTTCCAGAGAGAGAGCGCGTTCTGGCTCTCCTCGATCGCATGGAGCGTGTAGTCGGTCGGCTCTGCCGGCGTCTCTACGCCCGTCACCGGGTCGATAGTCGAGGCGCCCGGGACGCGGAGGGTAACGAGCTTGCCGGAGGCCCGGATCTCCTTTGCGGCATCGAGCCGGTCGGGGGCGTAGTTCTCGCTCATGCCCGAATCACCCTTGCGCTCTGGACCTGCCCACAAGGAAGACAGACTCGCGCGAGAGCCTGGCGGATGGTCGGGTAGATCGTCCGCACGGGGGCCTTTGCGCTCCACGTCTTTTCGATCGTCCCTATCTTCTTCGAGACGAGGGCACCGCCGCGCTCGAGCGATTCCAGCAGGATCCCGGCGCTCGAGAGCTCGACGAGAGCGGCCTCACAGGTCGCGTTCTTCACCCCGCGGGGGACGCAATCCACGAGCGGATATCTGTCAACGTCCCAGGCGTGAGTACGGGGCCAGTCGAGCGCCTGCGCTTCAGTTGCCCTCCAGCCAGGCCAATACCCTCCACGGACGAAGTGATCGCCGTCGAGGGCCTGCGTAGCCCGAACGAGGGCGGCCTCCTTGGCTTCGGGGGTCGCCGCGGCCCAGACGGAATTCGCCCGGGCTAGGAAGTAGGCGTCGGCATCGACGGCCGAGACGTAGCTCTGCGCGTCCGCGAGGCCGGTGCCATCCTCAACTATGAGACTCACGGCTTGGCCTTCCCCAGTTCGTCGATTTTTTCGAAGAGCCGGCCGATATCGGCGAGGACATGACGAAGATCGGTCTTGATCTCAGCGAGGTCTACGTCCGAGGCGCCCATCTTGTCCTCTATGCGATCGACGCGGCACTCGACGGCCTCGATATCCTTCCTGAGCTGCTCGATCTCTGCGCGGCGGCGACCCTCGGCCATGGCGGCGTCCTTTTTGTTCTGCACGTAGGCCAGGATTGCGATGAGGCCCGCTAGGCAGCCGACGAGGCCGCCAATGAGGCCTACCCAGGCAATGGCCGCGCTCACGCGGAGGCCTTCTCTATGGCGGCCACGAGCTCCTCATCGGAGAGCGAGGCGATTTCCTCGGCCGTGCCCACCTTGAGCGTGAGGGCCTTCTTCTCATTGGCGGTCCTGGCGTCGGCCTTCGCACCGGCGACGGCCTCGCGCAGACGCTTGAGCGCCCAGCGCTCAAGGACAGACTCGGCTGCGGCCTTGCCGTCGGGGCCCAGGACCCCGAGATCGAGGGCTTCCTTGACGAGGGCCGTTTTCTCGGAGACCTCGGATACGAGCCAGCCGCGAGCCTTCAGGAGCTCAACGTCGCTCTCGGGGATGTCGGCCGTCACAGGACCATTCGGATATTCCGGAACTTCACGGGTCATCTGTACCATGGGTATCTCCTTGAAGTGGGGCCGCCATTTCTGACGGCCCCGATCGGTTAGCCGAGGAGCACCGCGACGTGCTCGGGCTTGACCACGGCGACGCCCCAGGCGAGGCAAACCTCATACTTGACCTGGCGGTACTGGCGGTAGACCCGGACCTCGAAGGTGAGGCCTGTGACGGGGTCGGTGATCGTCATCGCATCGTCCGCGGAGTCTCCGCCGTCCGGGACGGCGGGGGCGCGGGCCGCGAGGATGATCGCGTTCCGGTCGAAAGCGAGGTTCGGCGTGAAGGATCCGCCCACGGTCATGGCCACGCCGTCGGCGAGCGCGGCGCGGAGGCCGGGCTTCCCGATGGAGAGCGAGCCGGCGGCCGTGATGCCCTTCTTGACGATGTAGAGGTTAGAGTCTCCGGCGAAGCTCACGACGTCGCCATCGAGCACGGCGCCGGATCCGGTATCGACCGCGATGTCGAGGGCGCCCGCGGCGAGGGGGGCGCCGAGGTTCGTGATGTAGCTCGCGCCCACGCCCTTCGTGTGGAGGGCGAAGCCGGCGGAGTCGCGGATGGCGAAGCCCTGGATGCGGTCGAAGAGGCCCGTGAGGAGCATCTGGGCGGATCCGGCCTCGTTCACCTTCCAGAGGGACGACTGCTTGCCGCGGAGGTTGACCATCGACGCGGAATTGAGCGCGAGCTGGCGGTCGGTCTTGGGGCAGCCGTCGTCATCAAGGAGCTTCGCGACGGTCGCGAAGTCGGAGAAGTCGTCCTTGGTCGCGAAGGGGGCGGTGCCGGCAGTGCCGATGGCCCTCGAGGCCCCGGCGGCGCCCGCGGCAGCGAGGTCAACCTCGATCGCGTTGATGAGCTTCCTCATGGCCTCGGAGAACTGGTCGGCCAGGACCTGGTTGAAGACCCCGGCGGTGCCGATGGCCTTCTGCTCCTCGCCGTTCCAGCGGATGGGCACGGACTTTGACTTGGCGATCGTGATATCGGCATAGCCGACGGTCGTGTCTCCGGTCGCGGCAGGCGCGGCACCGGGAACGATGTCCTCCATGTCGCCTGCGGCGCCGATCGGCACGCGGACAACCTGGTCCTTCGCAGCGCGCTCGGCATTGGAGTCGCGGCGGACGGCGGGGATGAGCCCCACCATCTCGCGCGACACGATATTGAGGGCCGCATATAGCGTGGGTATGAGCCCGGTAAGCGTATTAGGCATAAATTCCTCCCTACGTCTCCCGACGTTGGCTTACGAATTAATCGACGATGGTCACCTTGTCGGCTACCACCGCTTTCTGTTGAGCGACCGGGTCGAGCTTGTCGAAGTCCGCCCGCTTCATGGTCTTCGCCCCGGCATCGGTGCGACCGGAGCCCGCGGCCCCGCCTCCCGAATTGGTCTCCTGGACGAAATACTTTCCCTCGGGCGTCCCGAGATACGTCGAGAGCGCATCGCGCACGGTCTTGTTCTCGCCCGAAAGAAACATGTCCTTGCCGTCGATCGACTTCTGCTCGAAGTGCTGCCTGGTGTAGAAGAGGTCTCGGAGGGCCCCTCGCAGCTCAGGCCGTATCTGGAGCGGCTGGTTCTTGTCGTCACCGTCGAGGGCGTGATCGAACTCGGAAACTCCGAGAAGATCAGAAACTCTCTTGGAAGCCAAATCCCGCTCGTTGGTGAGCTTCTGAATGGCCGCCTGGTGATCGTCGGTGAGCTTCTTGAGCTGGGCCTCATAGTAGGCCTTCGCCTCGTCGGTGCCCGCCTTCTTCACCTTGTCCGAAAGGTCCTTGATCTGGGCGTCATACTCCCCGGTCTTCTTCTCGAGCTCCGCTACTTTCGCGAGCGCCGTCTCCTTCTCGGATTTGATCGCGTCGCGGTTCAGCTTGAGCCCGTTCACATCGGCCTCGTACTCGGCCATGATCTTCTTGACCTTCGCGGTCGGCTCGCCTTCTCCCGAAAGCGTGTCAGTCAGAAACTTCTCATCGATCGGCATACTAACTCCTTGTGCGCTCCTGCGCGATTTTCAATCTGCCGCCGCCCTGCGGTTGCGCTCCTGCGCTGGCAGATTCTTGATTCGGCAACGTCTCACGACGTGGCCATGGAAATAAAAAGGGCGCCAGCCCGCTCCGGTCTCCCGGATTGGATTGGCGCCCACTCGGACGTTTCGGGGATTGCTCCCCTACGAATTGTTAATTAACTAATACAACATTCATTTTCGAATTGCAAGAGCTTGTTTCAATTCTTTTGCAATATTTGTTGTGATTCTTGCAATTCCACGATTCGGAGCTTCGAAGCGCGGCCGCCATCGACCGTTATTTCGATTCGGCCTTGCAGGCGACCAGTCTGGCGCATCTTTTCTAGGAGGGAGGCCAGGGCCTCCCCGGCTTCCTTGTCCTGGATGGTCATGTGCGCCCCGCTTCGTGGTAGGCCTTGCAGATACCCCGAGCCATCCTCGCCATGATTTTCTCGCAGGTATGCCGGTATTTGTCGTCTCCGGGCTTCATCCGAGCCTTCCACGACGCAAGCGGGCGCGCAAGAATGCGCTCCATATCCCACATGGGCGCGATCTTGCGAGCGAGAACGAACCACCATGGACGCTGCGCCTCGAAGGCTCTATCGATCTCCGAAAGATGCTCTCGGGCAAATTGCCGCATGCGATGGTCTTGCTTCGCACTCATTTACCCCGAGACCCCTTCTTCCCGCCCTTACTCTTGCCGCCGCTTCCGCCCTTGCAAGCCATGGTATTCTCCTTTGCGGCTATGCCGCGCTACTCTGCTTGTTTGCCGTCTTGGCGAGGTCCTTGAGCGGGACCGCCGCCCCATCCTTCACCATCTCGTCGAGGCCTACGCCCTTCTCGTAGAGCGCCGCCCGGCCAGGACCAAGCATCACGACGCGCTGGGCCGGCGTGGCCTTCTCGAGGCGGTCGGCGTAGGTCTCGGATTCGGCGACCTGCCCATCCATCGAGGCGCGCGTCCCCTCGGGGAATTCGTCCATGTCGAGGCCGAGCTCGAGGAAGGATTTGAGAACGGGAACGTAGAGGCACCTATCGTCGGGATGCCGAGGGAGCATCGGGCGCGACGGATCGTCAATCTTGAATACCCTGCCATCGCTTTCCGCACACACTAGGCAGGTGTGGTCGTCGAGCGTGGCTACATACTGGTAGCTCTTGATGATGTCCTCGTTTGCCCGGTAGAACGTCTCGCGCGCCTGGTTGCCGACGTGCATGACCGCCGTCCTGGCGAGCGTCCGAGCCTGGCGGGTAGAGACGTCCTCGAGGGCCCCACCCTCATACTGCCCGGGCACGTAGGTGCGCTTCCCATCGATGGTCTTCCAGGTCGCCCGTTTCACGACCTCGCCGCGCAGCCGGCGCGTCATCTGCTCAACCGTATCCCCGGCAAGCATCCCGTCAGAGATCGCTCCGTAGGCGGCCTTGCGGGAATTGATCGCGAGCGCGTCGAAGAGGTCTTCAAGTGTCGAGCCGCCGATCGAGGAGGGGAGGTCGAGCACGGCCTTCAAAAGAGAGGGCGCGGGGCTGGTAAGGGAAAAGCCTACCAGGATTTTTGACGCTTCCGCTTCCGCCCACGCGCCCTCATTGATCGCTATTTTCTCGAGGTCCGGCTGGACCTTGCCGAAGGCCTTGTCTGTCGCGGCCTTGTAGATCTCGTCAATCTCGCCCGCCATTTCCTGGAGCCATTCGCGCGTCCAGACGCCGTGGGTCTTGGCGATCTTCCCGAGGATCTCATCATGGGCCGACTCGAGGATGGGAAGGATCTTGAGGCACTCGAGCTGGGAGAGCGACTCGAGATAGTCGCCGCGGGCGAGGAGGGCTTGCAGGAGGGCGGTAGAGGCGTTCATGCGAAGCGTTCCTTGATGTGTTTGTTCTCATAGAGCGTGTTATAAACTCCGCGTACACAAGAGGTCAGATAGTAGGCAAGGCGCTCCTCGTCTTCTCCGATTTCGGGACCATAATCCATCCCATATTTGAGAACAAAACGCTCGTGAGAAGTTGCGACATGAAGACATTCATGCGCCACAACGCCCACGCCGAGAGCGTCCTCGGCCAGGAACATGTAGGCGAAGGGCCCTCCGAGCGACTGCATGGGGATGGGGTGGACCATCCCGCGCGTTTCGTTCCATCCCTCGGCTGGCACTTTCCAGCCATCGCGTGCAGCAATTTCTTCGGCATGCTTTCGCATGGCATCCGACGTCGGCGATACATGCAGCTCGAAATAATCGCGCCAGCCGTCGCGGCGCATTTCATAGATAGTAGTCTTCGGCTTCATGCCGTCCTCCACTCACCATGCTCGAGCCAGCCGTGCCAGGTGTGCTTCGCCGCCCACTCGCGCGGGGAATTCGGATAGCCCGAGGATCCCCAAAAGATCGACGGGCTGACCGTGATGGTCCCGTCCTCGTGCTCGGTCACTTTCCATGTTGAGACGTCGGCGATCAGAAGAAAACCGTCATCATCGCGAGGGACCGGGGCGGCGACATGCCAGTGGCCGTCCTTGTCCTTCCAGTAGTCGCCGGGCTCGACGGGCGAGCTGGTGAAATTGTCTGGGTTCTCTATGCGTCGGCCCCTCATGCCGCCCCCTGCCCCTTCTGCGCCGCGAGCCCATCTAGAGCCATTTCGCTCGTCTCGATGATTTTCGTTCCATCATTGAGCGCTTCCCACTCTTTGGCAGTGCAATCGGCCCGGCAGATATACCCGCCCCGAGCTCGCGGCGCCAGCGAAGCCAAAAGATGCGCCCGCTCCTTTCGACCCATCATGCCGATGCCGCCTGTTTCTTCTGCGCCGCAAGGCTGGCGGCCGTCGCCGCAAGCGAAGCGGCCGCGCTATCGGCCGCCCTGGCGTCCTTGCTCTCCTGCTCATCCTCGAGCTCGGCCTCGAAGGCTTTGAGGTCTGTTTCGGGCGGGATTGCCTCGCCCTGCTGCAGCATGTAGAAAAGCACCGATCGCGGGATGTCGCCGTTCTTCCGGGCATTGGAAAGCGCGGTAAGCAACTGCGGATCGAGGATCGAGATGTCGTAATCCGTATTGAGCTGGTAGGAGGCCTTCTCGCTTCCCGGTATGCCCTGCCACTGCCCAATGAGGCGGATGACCTGCGTCAGTCCGCGGGAGATGTTGTTGGCGAATGTCGCAAGGACCGAGTTTTCGCCGGCACGATGGATGCGCGCGGCCTCGGCGGACTCGACGCCCTTCTTTTCGGCGGAGATGATACGGGCGCCCAGGATGGCCATGCGCTCCTCGCAGGCTGCGAGCGCGGACTTCTCTTGCTCGATGCCGGCGCCCTGGAACTCGAGGAAGCCGACCTTCGCCTCGGGGGGCGGGAAGAAGAGAAACTGCGAGCCTCCGAGGCGCACCGGCGCTGGCTTCCCGGATGCGTCGGTGGGCTGCTCGCTTCCCGTCGCGTAGGGCGTCGGCACGCCGGTATAGTGCAAGCCGTTCTCGTAGTCGGCCGTTTTCTGGAAATGCCCGATATTCTCATAGGCGAGGTCGAGGAGCATCGACTTCTCGGGATGCATCCCTGGGAGCGGGAAGAAGGGAATGGACTTGAGGCTCTTCCCATCGAGCTTCGGGTAGATCGGGCCCTCGGCGGGCGCCGCGAGCCCTGAGGCCTGAGCGTCGTCGTAGATGTTGACGACATAGTTCCCGTCCTCGTCGAGCGAGAGCACGCGGTATTTATTCTTCGTTTCTGTCGAAAACTCGTCGCCGGCGATTTGCCTCTCATAGGGCTCCTTGAGGACGACGAGCGTCAACATCTTTGAGTTGTTCCGAGTCTCGTAGCGATAGTTGATAAGCGACTCGGCGGAATAGTAGGCGGCATAAGCGCGGTTGCCCTGCTTCTCGGAAGTCGCCTTGTCCGGGACCTGGGAGGTCGGCGGATAATCAACGAGCACGCCGCCCCAGTTCGTCGGGAGTAGGTCCCATACGAGATTAGCGGCGAATTGGTCGAGCGAAGCCCCGGCTAGATCAACGTTTTCCAGGATGGGCTTGAGCTGCTCAGGAATATCGGTCGCCGTGGGATTCTTGGCGAAGATCATGCCATGGAGCCCGTGAGCCGTGCGGCCTGTGGCGCCGAACCAGTGCGGGCGAGCAAGATAGCAATTCCAGTCTGGGTCCTCGAGCCCCTCGGGCCGTGGCAGATAAATATTGCCCTTGTCCTTGATCGCCTTCTCGCCGGCGATCGCGTCGCGGACGATTTCCCACTCGCGGCGATTGCGGAGATACTCAGAACATTCGGTATTTACTGCCATATCAAACTCCTAATGGGCGAGAAGAAGAGACAGAGCCTTTTCGAGGCGCGGTTACTCTGTAGCGTGTTTCATCAAAGCAATGGTCTTCGGCGTCCGAATCCACATCATCGGGATCGTTCTCGTCACGCGGAAGAACCGGGACGGTGCGGATAAAGCCATCCGTACAGGTCTCGAAGATGAAAACGCAAGGATCCTCAGGATGATCCTTAAGCGATTCGGCGAGCATACGGCGCACGACGGCGAGGCCGTTTTTTCTCGAGCCCGCAGACTTATCGGCTGGGACGAAGCAAGGCCGGCCATAACCTTTGTCGATGCCTTGCGCTATCGACTGCTTCCCTGGGTCGGCGTCATAGATCGAGGAGTCAGCGGGCCCGGGCTGAAACTGCTGCACAATACCAAGGGCGGCGCGGATCTTCGCCTCGCGCTCGGCGATGCCCTTTCCGATCGCCACGTCCTCGAGGCGAGGCTCGGCGCCGTGATTATCCTCGCCATTCCAGCCGTACCACTCAGCAATACGGAAAAGCGTTCCGCGTGGCCATGTCTTCTTTGAGCCATCGGCGAGCGTTGCGGTTGTTCCGTCCGACTCCGCCCACCAACCCACAGAAAATGGCTTTGAACTGCCCCAGTCGAAGGAGCGGTCAATGCGCCAGGAAGACGGAATCTTGAAGGGTTTTACAACATGCCTCGATCGGTCCCAGAGATCATCGAGCGCGCCGCCGGCGGTGATGTCCCAATCGCCAAAGAGCCAAGCTCGGCGCTTGTTCGTCTCCTTGATCGCAAGGAGGCTGGCGATATAGCCCGGGTCGGCCTTCTGGAGGATTTTATTCTCCCAGATGGTCCCGTGAATCGCGACGCGCCCGCGGCGCTCGGTGTCGCCCGTGATTGGGTTCTTGAATTCCTCGTAAACGACGTGTCCACGAGGGGCGGGGTCGATGAAGCGGCGCTTCACGGCATTATGGCCACGGCCCCAGGGATTCGCAGTCGCTCGATATTTGCGCGGCATACCCGGAGTCGAGGAGCGGCAGACCGACATCATGTCGAGGTACAGGCCAAGGTCTCCCCAGTTTGTAAGCTCTTCCCACCCGACGAATGGATATTCCTGGCCGTGGTAGGACCAGTAGTCGTCACGTTTCTTCGCGGCGCGAAAGCGGAGCTCCTCGCCCTCCGGAAAGCGCCAGAGATACTTCTGCGCGGAGTCGATCCACTGGGCTCCCGGGAAGATCTGGGGAAACCAGCGCTTCGACTTCGCGACAATATCGTCGAGCTCTTTGTATTCGCGGCGGAAGATGATTCCACGCCAGGCCGGCCCGAATCCTAGGCCCACTTCTTGAGCGAAATCCATGAGGAGGGCGTCGGTTTTCCCTGGGCCGCGGGTCCCCTCGTAGAGCACCTCAAAGATCGGGCAGGCGAGGAAGAGTTCCTGGCTGCCCGGTTGCGGCTCCCAGAGGACCCGGGGTTCGCTCACGACTTCACCGCCGTCGATATGAGCGCGTCTTGCTGTACGGCCGCCGTGGCGGCCCATTCCTCGGCGGACATGGCGGCCGGGACCTTGAGGACACCACCTCCGACATTCACGTTCAGGTTCTTGTCCGGCTCTCGAATCATGGCGATGTATTTCTGGAGCATGTCGACGGCCTTGTCGCGGTCGGCGAACTTGTACTCCATGTACTCGTCGCCCTTGGCGTTGAGTTTTTTGTTGGTCGAGTCGATAACGACAAAAAGCCCGCGCTTCCGGAGCTGAGTCTCGGTCATTCTCAGGTTGCCGCGAAGGTCGATAATCTCGGTCGGGTCGTAAAACGCCCGGGTGATCCAGTAGTCGAGAATCCGCTTCTCGAGGGGCACGCGCTTCTCGGCCAGGACCGCCTTGAGTTCGGTTGATATTGCCTCTTGAATCTTAGGGTCTTTGAGGAGTCGGCTCGATTCTGTCGCCGCCGTCGCCTCGCTTGCTCTCGGGTATGCCCGACTATATGCGCCCGTTGCATTCTGAAAATCCTGCTCGATCAGAAATCGCACGAAATCAGCTCGAGCCTGCACGAGGTCTACAGAGACGGCCGCCTTCCGTCCTGAGTGCTTGCCGACAGCGCGAGGGGCCTTCGTCGGTCCTTTCGCTGTGGTCTTCGTCCCGCTCGTTTTCTTCGCCATGATACTCGACCGATAAACTTTTCAAGAAAAACTGTCAACATGACCTAGTTGTCGCTTATCTTCCCGCGAGGTCCCGTGAGTGCCCGCGAGGTCCCGTGAGTGCCCGCGAGGTCCCGCGAGTACCCGATAATTCGTAAAAAATCGTATTGTCTCACGCCGATTTTTTCACCGACTTGATTTTGCCCTGGAAGATCTTCGACCAGTCGAGGGCCATGAGGTCCGCGTTCGTGGTCGCTTCCTCGGGCGCCGGAAGCATCCGGGAGGCGAGCGCTTTCTCGCGTTCTTCGCGAAGTCGGGCGGCTATCGAGCGTTGGACGGCCGGGAGAAGCTTCTCCATCGCCTCGATGTCGGGCGGGTAGCCGTTCACTTGCCCGATGTGCGACGGGCAGGCCTTGAGCATTTCGGCCTTGAGCTCGTCGAGCTCTTCCGGCCATCGACCGATAAGCCATTCCGCGATGTCGCGCTTCTGCCCGACCGGGTACGGCCCGTAATATCCTTGCGCCCAGGTCGTGAACTCTTTCGGGGTCATGCTGATTTCCCTCCCTGCTCCCGCGCGTGTCTCGCTTCGGCCTCATCGAGCCAGGAGAGATCGCTCGCCTCGACGCTCTTGTGATATTCGGCCCATAGGCTCTCGAATGCCGCCAGCATTTTCGACGGCGTGAAGTCCGCGTAGAACTGTTTCCCGGACTCGTGGAGCTTCCAGAAGATTTCGATGCAGCCCTGGGCGGCAGCCATCTCGTCGGTCTTTTCGGCGGTCGCCTTCCGTCTGATTGCCGAAGCGAGCTTCAGGAGGTTTGCGTTCTCTTTCGCGGGGCTCGCGTACTCCGGGACCTTCGCCTTGAAGGACTCGGCGAGCGCATCGCGCAGGGGATCTCGAGGGGCGAGGGTCTTGGCCTTCGGCTTCTCGACCGGCTGGGGAGTCAGAGCCGTAGCCGGGAGGTCGAACGGGATGTCGTCGGGGAATTCATCGTCGACCGGCGCCGAATCGTCGGCGAATTCTTCTTGGTCTACTCCTAGGTCCATGGTCCTAGGTCCTAGGTCCTCCGACGAATCCTCTCGAGGGCTAGCCGAAGCCTCGTCGATTCTTCGCGAATCCTCGCGAATATTCTCGGGAGCCGGGAGGCGTGAAGGAGAAGGCTTGTCTATTTTCTGATGCTTAAACCAATTAACTACCTGTATATATTTTTGACCATCGACGATGTAGCGCTTGATGCATTTTTCGCGTTCGAGCTCGCAAAGCCAGTTGTCTATGAGCTTCGGGGCGTCGTCGTCGTATGGGAAGAGAAGGCTCGCGAGCATTCGCGAACTTCCGCGAAGCCTCCCCGAATCATCGGCGATTGTCCACATTTCAACGAATGCGAGGCGCGCGTCACGCGATATGCGCCCCAGGCTTTCAGATTGAGGGAATTCCGGCTTAATGGTGCGGATTCTTGCCATTTTTCTCTACGCCTCCCGGCGTTGAGTAATAAAAAAGCGCCCGAGACGGGCCGGACTGGCTAAGTCCGTTGGGGCGTCACTGACCGCCCTACCCATCTCGCGCGCTTCTTTGATGTTACTCGTCAGAGCGAGCCGTGCCAAGGGAGCCACCCTCGGCAAGAGAGAGTTTATCGTATTTATATTTTCAAAACAACTAGTAAAGCTCATAATTCCTCCCAGTTGCGAGAAAGCGCCGGACGAGTCTCCCCGCCCGGCATGGATATCAGAATGGAATATCGTCAGTGAAGTCGTCGGTCGGCTTGCCCGCCGTAGCCGCGCCCTGTGCCGCTGTCGCGCTCGTAGGCCTCGCGGCGGGTGTTTCCCCGTCCGTGCCTCCGTGCGCCTCGCCTTGCCCTTCCTTGGCGCTCCCTGAGCTTCCGAGTAGCTGGACGTTACTTGCCGAGACGAGGACCTTCGAGCGGTTCTGCCCGTCCTGTTCCCATCGGTCCTGCCGGAGCTCCCCCTCGACACAGACCTGCTTCCCCTTCACGAGGTACTGATTGACGGCCTCGCCGCCCTTGCCCCAGTAGTCCACGTCGAAGAAGCTCGCCTCATCGACCCACTGGTCGCCCTGCTTTTTGGAGCGGTTGACGGCTATCGAGAAGCGGCAGATGGCCTGCCCAGAGTTGGTGTACTTGAGCTCCGCGTCCCGCGTCAGTCTTCCGACGAGAACGACGATGTTGACGTCACGCATGAGTTTTATCCTTGCTCTCGGACTGGGCAAGGGCGTCTTGCGCTTGCTGCATTGCAAACTCAATCGCCTCTTCTCCTCCGTCGGTGCTTATCTGATATTCGAGATTCGCTAGCGCATCCCTGAGCGCCTTCTCGCTCAACTGAGCGGAGGCTTCCTTGTCAACTAATGCCCGAAGCCGTTGTAAATAGTTGAGCCTATTTGTTGGTCTTCCCTCGACGATTCCTCCTACCGTATCCACGACGGCCTGCTTAATTGCCTGGGCCTCGCTCGTCTCTTGCGCGGGCTCGGCTTCGCAAAGCGCGATAGCATCCGAGGCGATGATAAATAACAACTGCTCGCGCTCACTCATCCCTCCGGGGTTATATTTCTTGTCCCAAAGATGAAGCCTTTCCCTGATAGCCTCTGCCTTACCGTTCACGCCGCCACCTCCTCTTTCTTTTCTTCTCTCGCTCCGAGCTCCGCGACATTGATCGTCCGCTCGACCATGGACTGCAATTCCGTCGAGTGCGTCACGATGATCGTCTGGAAGCGCCCGCTCTCCTTGTGTGCCGCCTCGAGCATCCGCAGGTAAAGCATCTTCGCGTCAGGGTCGAGAGCTCCGTCCGCCTCGTCAAGGAAGGCCGTCTGAAACTTCACGCCCGTGTTCTTCGCGCGGATGATCGCGAAGCCGTCGTAGAGCGCTTTTCTCACCCATACCGCCTCGCCGCCGGACAGACTGTCGATCGTCTGCTCGTCGCCCGTCTCGGTGTCGAGAATGACTATCTCGAAGTCCTCGACCTGGCGTGTCTTCTTGCCGGTCCCCGCGATGCGCGTCGTCCTGAACTCGATCTGATAGCGCGAGCCGTAGGCCTCCGCGAGGAGCTTGTTCGAGACGGCCGCAATGGAGGGCGCGAGGGCGTCAAGCTCGAGGGCCTGGACGCCATTCGGACCGACCGCGCGCTCGAGGAGCTGCCAGTCGGAGAGCTCGGCCTGTACCGCGCTCCTCTTCGTCTCGGCTTCCTTCCGGGCCGCCGCTCGCTTCTCCGCGTCCTCGAGATTGCGCTTGGCAGCCTCGCCGAAAGCATGGGCCGCAGAAGCCGCGCCGCGCGCCGCCGTGTAGCGCTCTCGCGTGGTGTCGAGCTCGAGGTCCTTCGTCCCGAGAGCTTCGCGGGTTCCATATCCAGCGCCGATCTCGCAGCCCAAGGCGTCGCGCTCGTCCTCGTACTTCCGCGCCTGGTCCTCGCGCTCCGTCTTGCGCTTCCCTGCTTCCTCGATGCGGACCGCGGCCTCGTCGGCCTTGCGGATTGTCTCGCGGGCCGCCTCGGGGTCGAGCCAGTCGAGGGCCCGCTCGATCTCGTGGAGACGGGCGGCACCCGAGAAGGGGACGGGCACGGGAGGCGCGGGGAGGACGACGGCACCGACGGCCGCTTCCGCCTCGTCTACCTCGTGGCCCAGGCCCTCAAGGCTCTCCGTGAGGCGGGCGACCTGGACTTCGATCTCGTGCCGCGCGGCCTCGAGCCTGGCCCGGTCGGCCTCGGGGAGGAGCTGCCCGCACGTCGGGCAGGTCTCCTTGATGGGTTCCGATAGCTTCGCCTTTGCAATGCCGAGCTCGCGGTCAGTCTTCGCGTATGCCCGGTATTTCTCGTCGAGCGAGGCGCGCGCGGCGTTCTGCCTTGTGAGGGCCGCGGACTGGGCGCGCTGGAATTCCCCTTGCGCCTGCCGATCCGCCTCGTCGATCTTTGCCTTCTCTGCCTTGAGCCCCTCGGCCTCTTTCGCGAGGGCTTCGTACTTTACAAGCTCCTCTTCCGCCGCGCCTCTCCCTTTCGCGGCCTCCTGAAAACCCGATACCTCGGCTTCGATCTTCTTGACTTCTCCGAGGAGGTTGGCGATCTCGCGCTCGATGTCGCCCTTCCGCGAGGTCTTCTTGTCGAGGTCGGCAACGCGGGCCGCGAGGAGGTCCCGCTCGGCCGCGAGCTGCTTCCCGTCCCGCTCGGCGTTCTGCGCGTCGAGGAGTGAGGCCCGCTCCCTGAAGTCCGAGTCCTCGATGGCGCGCTTGGCCGCGTCGATGAGGCCCTCTACGTCGTCGGCCGCTTCGATGGTCGCGTCGAGCCGCACGAGGTCGCCCTCGAGAGCGTCGCCGCGGGCCTTGGCCGCCTCGCGATAGCGCTCGAGGTAGTCGATGCCGGCCAGTTCGCCGAAGAGCGTTTTGCGCTGCCCCTGGGTAGCCTGTGAGAGCTCCGGCGCGTACTTCGTCGGGCGCTGAGTGACGAAGGCCGTTTGCAGGTACATTTCGAGCGAACCGAAGAGCGCCCCGATGGCCTCCTCGTAGGGCTCTTTGCGGCCGTTGATGCCGGGGAGAGGCTTGTAGCCTGAGCCCTTGTCGCAGTAGAGGAAATACTCGGCCGAGCCTGACGCGATGTCGGCGCGAATGTTGATGAACGCGCGATAGTGCCAGCTCGTCCGCTCGTCGGTGAAATAGAGATCCCGGAAGGAATCCTTGAGCCTGAAATGGTCCTTGAGCGTTCCGTCGCGCGTGAGCATACACGGCCAGGGATGGAGGTTTTCCAAGATAGTCGTCTTTCCCGCACCGTTCGGCGAGGCGAAGGCGACGACGCCGGGCCCGAGGGCCTCGAGGTTGAGGTCGATCTCGTCCTTGTGACTCTTCTTCCAAATGCCGATTGCGCCGCGCAGAATGAGGCGATCGATGCGGATGCAAGCGCCGGACGTCCCGCCTTGGGCGGTTCCCTCGCGCTCGAGCTCGTCCGCCTTCGCGAGAGCGCTCTCAGGGATGGTCGTCTCCGAGGCCTCGCCCCAGACTTGCACCTTATCACGCAAGGCCTTCTTTTCGGTGATCTCGCCGGCGCGGACCGTCTCGGTCGGGAGGACGTTCGGCCTGACCCGAGACCCGGGGAGAGCTCCGGCCGCGAGGAGGGCGTCGAGCACCTCCTCCACGTCATAGAGCGTCCGCTCGTCTTGCGTCATGGTCGGCTCGAGGGAGACGATCTTCCCGGTCACGTCTTCGGGCTTGTAGGTACTGGCCTTAATCGAGACCCTCTGCGGATGCGGGAAGTCGAGGCGATCGACCAAGACCTTATCCGTATCGTCGCCAAAGAAAGTCTCCTGAATTGTAACGATGTTGCATCCCGCTTTGTGCGTCTCGCCGAAATTCTTCGGGTAGATCGAGCCGGAGTAGTAGGCCGGGAGGTCGCCGATCTGCTGAGGCTCATGGATATCGCCAAGCGCCCCGTAGTCAAAGCCGACCGCCGCGAGATCGTCGCGCGAGACCATGATGCCAGAGCCCGCTTCGTAGCCGGTCCCGGACTTTGCGCCGGAGACCTGCCCGTGATAAAGTAGAACGCAGGGAAGCTCCGAGTGCTCTTTCCTCATGCCGCCAAGCCCGAGTAAGAGAGCGCGCATAGCCTGCCGGACCATCGCGTCTGATTCGTCCTTCCCTGTGGCTCCTCCATTTGCGAGGAGCCACTTTTTTGAAGGCTCAGGGACACCGAAGAGGATGGCTCGCCGCACGGCATAGGGCGGCTCCTTCTCGTCTTCGACATGTATTCCTTCGTCTTGATCCCAGAGGAAATAAGCCTTCCCCGGCTTGAGAATAGTGATCGGGTGGGCAGCCTTGAGCGTCTCGAACACGTCGAGGCTTCCCTCCGTGTCGTGGCTTGGCGTACCGTAGATCATCGCCACGGGCGCGCAGTCCGCGAGACGGCGGATGAGATCCAGAAAGTCCGCGAATCGCGCGCGGGCGCTGTTCTGCACAGGCCCGTCCCAGATGTCGCCCGCAATGGCGATTAGGTCGAAGGGCTCGCGGCTGTGTTCGGCTATCACCGTCTCGATCGAGGCCTTCGCCTCTTCGTAGTGCTCTTCGCAAAGGTGAAGGTCCGCAAGGTGTGCGATGCGCATTAGTAGGGCCTCCCGGTATCGGGCGGATTCGCCTCTAGGATGGCTGCCGCGTTGATCTTCTTGAGCTTCGCTTCCTGGTCGGCCAGGTGTGCGACGATGACGACGCGCGCGATCTCGGGCTCGACGTTGTAGAGACGATAGCCGTTTCCGTCGGGCCATCCGAGCTGGCACGGACGGGCGGTTGACCGCGGTTCCCCATGGAAGTCTATTTGCTCTTTCGAGCGCGCAATTCCCTCATCAACTTCGGCAAGGAGTTTTTCAGCGGCTTCGATGTCGCGATAGACGCGAGCCATGGCCGAAGCTGTTTCCTTCGTAATCATGCTTCAATCCTTTCCGCGCTTTTCACGCGCAGTTCTAGCCCACTAAAATTCCGCGCGATTTTTCTCTTTGCCGCACGGACCGCTTCCTCTTTCGACTCTCCGGGGACATGGACGAGATATCCCGTCCCGTCCGCAGAGAGCGTGATACGCCACCTCATGCTCATGCAGGCACCTGAATTCCGCGAACCTTGCCCGCGAGGTCGGCCAGGATTACGGGGTCGAGGGGCGACATGTCGAGGGCAGTCGCGCACTCCTTGGAGCCTTTCTTCCCGCCCTTCCCGAGGTAGCGGATTATCTCGATCGCAGGCTTGAGGACCTTGAGGTTGCCCTCGCCCGAGTCGAGAATCTTCTTCGCCCGCCACGCGATGCGCTCCTCTGTCACCTGGGCCCATTCGTTGAGCTCGGCCGCGATTGCGGTAGCTTCGGGGTCTGCCGCGGGCGGCTCGTCAAAGCCAGGAGCGCCATTGAAATCGTCCGGAGCCTCGTCGGCGCTGTGCGTCACGTCGCGCGGTTCCTCGGGGGTCGCCTGTACGGCGGGGGCGGCAAGCTGCGTGACTGCCTGGGGGCCGAAGAGCGCGGCGGCATTCCCGGCGATTCCGTCGAGCATCCGGTTCATCACGAGCTCATTCTTCGCGTTGACGATGATGCGGGAAAAAAGGAAGGTCACGGTCTTCGTGTCGGGGTCATTGCTCTGGAAAAGCCCCTTGAAACCGGTCTGCATGCCGAGTATCGAGACGGTCGCGCGATTGCGGGCGCCAGTGTTAGCGCGCTGGCGGGCGACCTTCCATAGCTGGATCCGCTCCTGGGCAAGCTCTATGTCGGTATACTCACGCCGGCCAGGTCGGTTACCATTCTTGTGTTCCCAATCAGCCTTACCGTTCAGCTTGAGTTCTTCGAGGCGGACGTCTACGTCAAACTCATATTCGCAAACGTCGCCAAGGATCATCTTGCCGTCTGGCCCCACAACCATGGCCTGCGAGCGGCCGACGTAGCAGCCTTCACCTTCCTTCCGGGTTGACTCATTCGCACCGTTGTAGGATACGCCTGCGGCCGCTGCGAACTTGTCGAGCGTCTCTTTTCGCGGCATGGACACACCGCCCGGAAGGTCGTGAAACTCGTCCTTGCGGCAGATAATGGCCTCGATGTGGACCTCGAAGAGAGGCGAAAGCTCCTCAAGGTGAGAAGGCTTCACAAAGCTCTTTGCGTTGGGATATTTCGCGATGAAGTCGCGAGCTTGTTTCGGTGTCACGTTGTCCTCCTTGCTTGAAATCCGGAGCTCTTGGCGTCAACAGCCCGCGCCGCGTGTAGGCGTCTCCGAGGCGGGCCAACCGGGCAGTGGGGAAGCTGCCCGGCGGGGAAGGATCTAAACGGTTTCGGCCGTCTTGATTTCGATAACTTCTCCGGCCCGGTAGAAATGAGCCGGGTCGTCGTAGAGGTAGACGCTTGTCTCGGGGCGCTCGCTGCTGAATTTGAGTAGCTCCTCCATCGAGAAGAAACTCATAGACATTGGCTCTACATCGCCGCGCTTGAAGACATAGGCATCGATCATGACAAGGTCCTCCTCGGGATCTGATTTCGGACAGGGAAAAGTCCCATCGCAGAGCCCCGCGTCGGGGCAGGTCTCGCACGGGAGAAGGAGAGGAGGCCGAGCGACGAGAGCACCGGAGCGACTCCGAGTAAGAAGAACAACAGGCGCGATCATAAGCGGGCCTGCTTGGTGGCGTTGACATAATCATCCCACTCCTCGCGGCTCCATTCGCGGCCCTTGTAGTAATGCCGTCCGCAGACATGGCAGATGATGTTGGGGCCGATCTCTCCGAGCCCAGCGGTGAGATCATCCGTGTTGGTATGGCCACAGGATAACTTATGCTCGCTCATGCTGAAGCCTCGGCGAAGAGATCGCCCTGTGGAACGCTCGGGGTAAGCGTGGGCCGCTCAACCAGAACAAGGCTCGAGGCCGGGAGCGTTTCAGCCCTCCCCTCGCCCTTGATAGTCACTTGATCCAGCGCGGGCTCGAGACCATAGGCAACGGCGAGGACCTTTGCCTCCTGGCCGTCGTGGCTCACGCGGTCGCCATAGCGGAAGGTCATTGAGCTATCTCCTTAAGTACGGCCTCGGCCGCGTAACGTCCATTGGCATTGAGTTGTCGCTGCCAGGCCTTTTCTGATGGTGCCCAGCGGAACCCATGAGCCTTGAGCTTCGAGCGTGTTGCCTCATCGGGCTTGCCGGGGAAGAAAAGCTGGATCCGAGCAAGATCGGGATTCTCAACTACCTTCACCGCGCCGACCGTGCGCTCGACGCGCGGCATGGCCTTGAGGGTGGCGAGCTGCTCGCGTCGCGCTTTGAGCCGGCGGATATTCGCGGAGTTGTTCGTGAGTGTGAATGACTCGTAGCCCGGGCGATACGGCTGAGGGGGAGTCAGAACGCGGGCGACTTCCGCGCCGCCCAGGAGCTCCACGAGAGCGCCCCTTGCCCTCTCATCCCCCGCAAGGAGTTTTTTGACGAGGGCGTTCGCTCGCTTCATCGTTTCCTGTTTCGCCTCGAGCTCGGCGATGCGGGCGTCAAGCTCGGCTACCGGGTCGGCGGCGTCCGCATAGATCGCCGTGTTGTTGGCCGCGGCCTCGGCCCGGCGGTCGAGCTCCTCGGCATCATGTGACAACTCGATGGCCTTGTCGAATTTTCGATTGATCTTCGCGCGGTAGTTTCGGTCCCGCTTCTCGGAGTAGTGGCCCACGAGAATGGGCTGCCCGAAGGGGATGACCGACGCCATCTTGTCGCCCTCGGCAAAAGCCTGGGCGGCTTCGGCCCGTGTCTTCGCAGCGCGCTCGGAGAGGCGCTCCGCTCTCTGTTCTCTGGTCGCCTTCATGCCGCTACCCTCTCTTCCTGGAGCGCCTCGACGACGGCCTGGATGCGTTCGTACACGATGAGATGCGTTGCCGTCATCACGGCCGCGGCGAGGTTGCGCTGGTAGCTCATCCCGTAGGCGTAGAGGTTGCGCAGCCAGTTGGCCTTCCCCCTGGCGCTCTCCATGTAGGTCCGCGTCTCCTCGACATATCTCGAAAGTTTGTCAGTCGGCATCTCCGGTCTCCTCTCATTTACTTTGTATTTACATCTTATTACTGCTTGACTCTGTAGTCAAGTGTATTTACATTAAATCTACAAGAGGGTACCTATGACGGAAATGGTTTACAAGGACAATACTTCCGGCTACAATGCGGCCATGGCGAAGAAAGAGCCTTTCAATCTGCGACTCGACTCCGAGGTTATGGATCAGCTTGCGAAGCATGCTGAGGCCGAAGGGCGCTCGAGAAACAACCTTATTGATAGGATTTTTCTTGCCTACAATTCCGACCCCGCTATTCGCGAGCTCGTCCGCAAACTCCAATCCCCCCCAACTTCCGACTAGTCTCATAGCGGCCACCTCTCCTTGAGGTACGCCCACTGCGCGGTCAGCTCTTCGACCGTGCAGTCTTCTCGCGCCTTCCCTCCTGCTACCCTTTTCAGCGCCGCATGGATGATCCTCGAGTAAGCCGCTTTCGAACCGGGCCGCGTCGTCGCGAGCTTCGTCACGATGTGGTCCGAGATCTCCTTGCGGAGGAGTCGCTGCGCGGCCGAGGGCGTCAGCCCGCCGTCGGGCCGGGGTATGTTGACGTTTTGCTCGGATTCCCGGAAATTGGTGACACCGAAAAGCGCATTCGCATCATCCCGGTAGGCCGAGGAGCCGATGGGCCGAATGCCCGGCCGTCCGCTACCGCTTCCCTCGGAATCCCCGCCCGCTTCGTTAGGGCGGCCCTCTGACGCGTCTTTGAGCGCTTCGACCTGCTCGGCCTCGATGGAGGCGATAGCCTCGCAATAGCGCGCATCGGCGGGGCCGAAGACGAAGGCTTCACGCTTCCCGGGCGCCGTCCGGTTCGCGCGGGCGAAGCACTGCTCGAGCCAAGGGAGGGAGCGGATGTGCGTGAGGCAGGCAATATGAGAGACGGCTGGGACGCTCATCCCTTCGTAGGCCATGGCCACCGTGACGAGGCAGTCAACCGCGGGCGCCGCGCGGCCCTTGAAGCGAGCGATAGCCTGGGCCGCCGCCGGGCTGTCGTCTGAGGAGGCCATGAGCGCGTCGATGCCGCGGCCCTGAAGGTGGCGAAGGTATTCGCTCGCCGTCTTGATATCGGGCGCCACGACGAGGAGCTTGCCCGCCGGGTAGGTCGTCCGGCGGTACTCAAGCCAGTGAGCCAGGGCCTCATCGAGGAGCTCGAGCGCGTAGCCGGTCCGTAGGGCCGTAAAGAGCGCCTCGCTCGCGTAGTCGCGGCCGGCCAGCGTGTCGGCCGAGCGGATCTCGCCCTGTTCGTCTTCCCATTCAGCGCGGCCGTCGAGGTGCCGGAAGTGAACCGGAACGATAGCGCCCTCACGGAGCGCGTCGGTGCGGGAATAGCGGACTGTCGCCGTCTCGGGGCCGTCCCCCAGGAGAGGAAGGCCGTCAGGGCCATACTCGAGCCCGGCGATCGGCTGGCCGTCTCCGCGGGAGAAGGTGCCCGAGGCATAGACGACGAGGCGGGCAAGCTTTACGAGGGGCGCAATGGCCTCGTCCCATTCGCCACCCTGGCGGACGTGGTGGGGTTCGTCGAGGAAGAGGATCCACTTGTGCCAGGAGGAGAGCTCCTGGAAGTGTCGCCATGGGGCCCAGGAGATCGCCTGATAGGTTGTGACGTAGCCCTCGACGCCTCGACACGGGTCGACCTCGTTCCCGGCGGCCCGGATGCGGAAGTGGCTCCACTCGGGGAAGTCCGTCTCAGCCTGCTCGCGCAGGGAGTTGCGCGGGACCACCCAGAGGAGGCGGTCGGCTATCGAGGGCGTGAGCACGTCGGCGAGGATGCCGGGGAGCGCGGACTTGCCGCCGCCCGGGGTGACGGCCTCGCAGATGCGACGGATGGGCGCGCCTGCGGCGATGTCCTGAGCGATGCGGAGAGTCGCGGACTGGTGAGAGCGGAGAGATTTCACTCGAGCACCTCAAGCCGTCCCGTCCTCTCTCGCTCCTCGACGCGGGCCCCTGGCGAGGTCTGCCAGTCGTACAGCGCCACTATCAGGTCAGCCGCGCGGGCAACCGGGACGCATACGATCATCGCCTCGCACCACCTGAGCGCAGGGCAGCGGCGGGCCTCGGGCGTGGACGGGGTATAGATATCGCGGGGGAGAACGATGAAGGCGCCGGGGTAGCGAGCACGAGTCTCCCGGAGGGCTGAATCGAAGGCGGCCCGGTTCCCGTCTACGCGGCCCTGGATAGGGCCGATGATGTAGATAATCATGCGAGAAGCCTCAAAAGATTCGTCTTCCGCGCGATTGTCGTGAATTTCGAGAGTTCATCGATAAGGGCCGCGACTTGGAATGCCGTGGGCTCGGGTAATCCATTCCTGCCCGAATCAGCGCCGATGTTGACCTGTAGGGGCTCGCAGCGTTTCACGAGTTCGATGAGGGGATAAAGATCAAAGTCGAGGATGGGCTCGATGGTGACGAAGCGTGGAAACCTAAGCGTCTCCATACCGGCCACGCGAAGCGACGGCGAAGGAGAATGCTCCATGCAGGGATAGGATCGATTCGTCTCGATCGTCGTACAGACGATAGACGATTCGGGGAAATATTCGTCACAAGTTCTGATGCGACCGGGATTTTTTGACTGGAATAGGTAGCGATTTCTGTGCGCCCATCGACATTTTTCCAGGGTCTTTCCTATCCACTCGTAAGGGATAGCATCTGCGAAGAGATCGCAACTTGACCCCACGAAGATAAAATTCCCCTCGCCGAGGTCTGCCTTCATTTCACGCTTGTCGAAGTAGACGGGGCGCTGCTTGCCCCATCGTTTCATATAGCAATAAGTGCAGCCATGCGGGCACTCGCCCTTCACGGTGTTCCAGGTGTGCGTCACGAAGTCATACATGTTGCCCTTTGATTCATTCAGGCTCATATCTTTTCTCTCCCTTTCATGAGCTCGTGGATTGTCTCATCCGCTCGTAGCGCCATGCCGCGCATGATCTCGAATTCGTCGCAGAGCTTCAGCGCGTCCATGGCGAACTTGCTTCCCGAATCCGGGCCGTAGAGAGCTTCGTGGCGGATCTCTGAGAGGAGAGGGTCGGAACGAAGTGCGCTCATGCGGCCTCTCTTTTCCTGTCATGCGCTTCAATCCATGACTCGACGTCTTCAGGCCGCACGAAGTGAAATTGCTTCGCCCTGACGAAGGGAATCTCCCCGCGTCGGGTGGCCTTGAGTAAAAGCCCTGTCCCTAGCCCATAGCGCTTTTCGGCCGTGTTGACGGTTATATGCCCGGGCGGCGTGATGCTCTCCATCCATTTCTCGCGAGCCGCCTTGCATCGCGCGCTGATTTCAGGGCTGGAATATTTAGCCGATGCGACAGCGCGAGAGCTTCCGGCGTCGAGGCGCGAGACGCAAAGCCAGCCGGGGTCGTTACCGCCAAGGAGTACGTCGCTCATTTGAGGGCCTTCCTCTCGGCTTCGTGGCGGGTGAGAAGAGCGGTGCTTATCGAAAAGGCGTCTTCCCTCAGCTCCGCATATTGCCTCTCGGCCAATTCGGCGCGAGCCACGGCCTTGCGGCGCTCTATGCATTCAGCGTCGAGGTAGCGCAGGAGTTTCGCCGTTTCTTCTTTCTCGACGCGATATGCGGCGGCGCAGGCCCGGAGCCTATGCGCTATCTCGAGGAGCTGCATCTCAACGTCGAGCTGTTCGTCTTCCTTCATTTCGTCGCCCCTTTCTTCACTCTCGCGAGATACCATCCCAGCAGCCCGTCGCGCCATACTCCCTCGATGCCCTGCTTGTGCGCGCAGATCGCGGCGTCCTCGCTTCCCAGGGCCGCGAGGGCGTCGGTATAGAGCCGGCCCGCGATGTAAGCGGAATCGTAGGGATCGAGCGCATCGTAGGCGCCGTATTTCTTCGCGCGTTCCGCGTGGTAGGCGGGCGTCTCGTGCAGCCCAAAGCGCCCTTTGTCAGCCGGGTCGATATGCTGCGGGTCAGGCCGGCCGGAGCTCTCGACGAAGGCAAGCCCGTCCAGAGTCGGCTCGGGCGCGCCTGTCTTGAGGGCGGCGGCCTGGATGCCGGAGAGGAGCGGGTCGCGAAGATTCACTACGGGCGCGGGGCGGGCGTAAGGGAGAGCCGAGGAGAGAAGCACGATCGAGAGAACGACAAGAAGAAGGGGAAGGCGCTTCATGACGCCTTCCCGGCAGCTCTTCCGCCGCCTTCCTTGCTTCTCTCGCGATAGGCGACTCGTCGGACGCTTCGCGCTCCGCGAGCTTGCGCAGTCCGGCGAGATCTTCCCCGAGAGGACGAAGGGTGGCAGGACGAAAAGGAAAACAATAATGGCAACGACTACCAGGATGACGATCAATACAACTGACATTCCTCGGCCTCCTCTTTGATTTCCACTTCCTTATTTCCGCCCTCGAAGGGCTTCGTGTCCTCGATCTTCCCCGACAGCCCCTTGACCATGTAGTGCATTGATTCAGTCGCGAGGCCCTCAATCTCTTTCAGCAACCAGCCATTGAGCACGTGACGCTTGACGAGTGACTCGGCCGCCTTCTCTCCGCCCTTTTCAACATCAACGAGAATCTCGACTGTCGCGGTCACTCGATAGCGCATAACGTTCTCCTGTTGAAAAAGAAGCCCATGTCGCGCCTGACTGCGAGGCGAGCCGGGAAAGGAGGCCGAGAAACCCGGCCATGGACGACATGGGCGAATGCACAAAGTCGTGTTACGTCGGCCCTGGAATTGTGCAAAACTCCGAGGGGCGCCAACGGCGTAGCCCTCGGAATTATCCTCGGTGGACCTAAACGCCCGCTCCAAAAGAGCGGAATGGAAGCGTCCGGCGTTGGCCCGGAGGCGCGACATATAAGCCACTCTCGCGCTTTGAAAGGTGTCAGCCGCCTTACCCTTGCGGCCTCGCTTCCTGCCCCGTTTCGCCGGGGCCACGCGCCAACGGCCGGGTCCGCGCCTCGTTGACAAGCCTTTTATCACCACGCCTGGCAATGCGCGGCAGCCATATCCTGGCCTTGTGCTGCCGATTGCTTATACCCGTAAGGGCCAAACCAAGAGCAATGGGCAAGGCGGGAGTCGAACCCGCATGATTATCTGGCGTAACGGGCTATCCCAGCCGCGGGATTCTATTCGCCCGGCATCTCCGTTCTGCCATCTCGCCCTGGTCGCCCGAACGTCAGTCGGGCTCTTAGTGTCTTTCCACCGTCAGCACGGTTTATTCGGTTCCGGCTCCTCGCCAATATCTAGACTTCAAAGCGCGCTTATGCCCCGCCGACTGATCGGATACGGACGCGCCTGATGGCTCAAGCTAGGGCGGTACTTTTTGCCGCTGGGTGATAGCCTGCTGGCGCCGTTTTTCTCTTCTCGGCACAACGGCGAACCTCATGGCCATGCGAGTGAGATCTGAAGCTCTCAGGGCTCGCGGCAGGTCGAGGGCCTCAGCCTCGCGCTCGAGCATCGTGAGAGCGAAGGATTCGGCGAGGGGGTCATAGTTCGTCACCGTAGAGGTGGGGAGGTATCCAGAGACCTCGACGATCAGGCCCATAGTGAACATGTAGTAGCCGTCCTTTCGCATTGCAGTGATCGGGGTCTTTGGTTGAGGCTTGGTCCCGTTTCGCCTCGTCTACGCTTCAATGTCATGCAGTGCCTTTCCCATTCAGGAGCACTGGCGGCCGGGTCTTAACGCGGGCCCGGATTCGCGTAGATGGGGATCACCTCCCTTCAGGCCGAAGCCTTTTTCTTCTTCCCGAAGATCGTCCGCACCACAACCACGGCATAGTCGGCGCTCTTGTTGACCCCGAAGCCCTTGTAGCCCTTCGGCTCGATGCTTCCCATCTTCCTTCGCGCGGTCGAATCGGAGATTCCGTACTCGGCCGCGATTTCCTTGATGGTCACTTGCTGAATCCTCCTCGATTGCTATTTGATGCCTGCCGCCATGCGGAGGCGGAAACTAAGCGGGGATCTCCGCGGGCTTCTCGTCCGCTTCCAGGCCGAGCTCGAGTTGTGCTCTCTTCCCGTCCACGTAGGCGAATATCTCAGCTACAAGATCGTCGAGCGCATCGAGGCACGCAGAGCTCAGAAGGTTGTCGTCGCTCTCGTCCTCGTCGGAGTAGGCCCGGTCGGTCTTGTGCGGTGACGTGAGATTCATCGGCGCGTTGCAGCGCTTGAGCTCGCGAAGACCTGAAATGACGAGGCCGTGAACGTCGAAGCCCTCCATCGCCTTGTGCGTGCAGGTGATCGATTTGACGGTGATCTTGTGCGCCGCGTCCGCCTCGAATTCGCAGTTCTCGAGGAGAAAGGGAATCATGGCCTCGAGCTTTTTCTTGAGGTCGGGATGGGGCTCGTCGTCGCACTCGAAAGTGAAGACGTCGTAATCCCCATCGCCGCGAAGCGTCTCGAATTTCACGAGGCACTTCTTGAACTCTTCCTCCGAGCCGCTCCCGTATTTGAACTTGAGGAGCCTTCGAGTATCGTTCACGCCTTCACCTCCTGGAAATTGATCTCGGGAAATTTGAACAGCAAAATTTTCTTCTTCAGCTTGTAGACTTCCGTCTGCATCCCCTTGCAATCCTCGACGACGATTCGCTTGGTGCGCATGTCGAGGTAACGAAAGTCGGCGAAGTAGGTGATCGCGCGAATCTTCTTCCCGTCGCGGAGATATGCGTCCTGGAGGATATAGGGTGGCTGGAGCTCGAGGTCTTTGATCAGGCCCGCGCGCTCGAGCATTCGCAATTCCGCGTAGCGCTGCATCTCGGCTTTGGAATCGAAGACGATACCGTCGAGAGTGCGGGCCTGCTTTGCGGAGACGTGGATTCTCGCGCTCATATCGCCCTCTCTTCATCCGGCGTCTTGTGGTACGGCTTGTACTCCGTCGTCTCGTGCGAGAGGAGCCACGTCTCGAAAGCATCCTCGCGGATGTAAATAGCGCGGCCGACGCGGATAACGGGCATGCCCTCGGTAACGAAGCGGCGTAGAACCCTGTCTGAGAACCCACTCTTTCCTGAAAGCTCGCTGAGGCTGAGAGGCTTTATCATTTCCCGAGCCTTCCGTGCAGGTAGCCGACGCGATAGGCGATGAAGGCGCAGACCATGGAAGCGAAAACGATGATGGGCCATGCCCGGCCGACGAGAAGCGTGAACTGATCCATCTAGCGACCTCCGAATGAAATGATTTGCGGCTGAACGGCGGGCGGCATGGACGCGCCGCGGATGGGACGGAAGTCGATGACGCCGTGGACCATCTTGTCGCCCTCTTCGGGACTGAGCGAGCCGAGAAGGTCGGCCATGATCGCGGTGCAGTCGTCGCTGGCGGCCTCGTCGCCCTCGAGTGAGAGGTGCGCGGCGCCGGAGGTGAGAAGGTCGCAGAGGCGGCCATAGCGTTCGGGGGTCATGACGCGCTCCTTGCGGCCGCGAGAGCGGCGCGAAGGGAATCAGCGAGGGCGGCGCAGGACGCGCGACGGAGGGCGCGCGGCGTGACGTGGAGGCGATTCTGGCGGCGCTTCATGCTGACTGCTCCTCGCCGTTCCAGCGCTTGATCTGCGGGACGACGTGCGCCCGCCAATTCTCAAGCTGCCAGACCTCGACGACGGCCTGGGGCCAGATATTCCCCTCTCGATCCTTCACTTCCTTAAGGGCGAGATACCCTTGATCGATCGCGGCCTGAGAGGGCAGGTCGTTTTGCGTGAGATACTTCAGGGCCCGCAGGTAGGGGAAGACTTCCGTCTTGGGGTGGAGCCCGAAATGCTTCGCGGCATCGGTGATCGAGAGGCACTTGTCGGAGCGCATAAGGGCCTCGAAAGATTCAACCTTCGGCGCGTCGATAGCGGCACGGGCACTCATGGCCTCGATGGTCTTCTGTGCCTCGAGGACAGCAAGAGCCATGAGTTCCGGCCCTTGAGGCACATGATAGCCGCCCGTCCGGCGGATAGAGGGCAGGACTTCGGCGGTGATCCAATGGCGGAAGCGCTTCGCTTCGGGCTTGTCCGAGCGAAGGATGGTCGCATAGAGGCCGGACTCATTGACAATGGTCATGGATCGCGCCTGGACGGTGCCATTCGAGCTGGTGTCCGCCAGGCGGATATCAGCTTTCTCGTCGTCAGATAGCCGGTCGGCTACATTTCCGGCGTTTGCTATCCCTAGCGCTTCGCATACGTCGCGAAGAATCCACCAAGGCAGGCCGTCCCGGTCGATAATGCGGACGCGCCACTGATCAAACATGAAAACCTGGAGATCATTCATGCGGCCCCTCCCGTTTTTCGACGCTTCAATCCCAGACGTACCAGGACGCGCACCTCATCGGAGAAGGTGCGCTCGTCTTCTGTGGCAGCCATTTCAACAAGGTTTTTCAAATCAGCTGGCCAGCGAATGCCCTTGGTTTGTTTCATTTCTATCTTCTCGTGCATCATTAGGCATTATTGTTGCACGTTGTGGCATGGCTGTCAACAATGAATCGAAAAAATGTTGCACATTGTGCTTTTTAGCTTTATCTTGTATTTAGATAAGCTGGGAGAAGGACTATGTATGGCTGGTACGTCAGGTATTCGATGGCCCTCTGATTTACGAGAGCAAATCGAAAAGGCGCAAGTAGAAGACAAGCAGGCTAATTTTACTGATGAGGTCTTGTACCTCGTGAAGCTTGGCCTCGAAGAAGCCGAATGGCAAAGACAGGTCGTCTTAAAAGCGAAGGCCGCAAGACGCGGGAATACTGCCGATCCTCAATATGAGCCCTTAAAGGATGCAAACTTTTTCTCTGGCCCCCAGGCGCTAAAAAGGGAAGAAGCCGAAGAGCGGGCAGCCAAGAAACCGGGCAAGGTAAGCAATGGCGATGCGCTCGACGAAGAGAAGTAAATAAATATTGCGCAATTTGTAAACTGGTTTACAATGACCGCCTGGAGTAAAAAAAAGATGTTGCAGTTATTAAAGCAAGAAGAGACCCCTGCGGGGGTCGAAGATGAGATCGTCCTAGCCGTTGAGGGCGGGAGCGAGGTCGTCCTCCGCATTGAGGCCGATCGCGTTTCGACGATGCGCAAGGCCGCCCGCATATCAGGCCGCCCGCTTTCAGAATATGCAAGGATTCAGGCATTGCGCATGATTAGGAATGGGTGACGGAGAAGACGGTTAAAAGATGAAGAACAAGATCGAGTTGAGCGTCTGCGATGGCCTCCTTCGATTTGTCATTCTTCTTCATCGCTTCGCGTTTCTTCTTCGCGCATTCTGTGGCGAGATAATCGAGGTAGTGGGCCTCGTCAATGGTCATAAGCTCCCGATGGGCCCGCGCCCGTCCGGGAGCCCTATTGCTTGCCTTCGGCCTTTTGCTTTATGCGTTCCCATGTATCGTCAGGACACGGCTTAAAGCCGGGCCCCTTCTTATGGGTCCACATGCGGACGAAGCTGATATCCAGGCCCGAAATGCGGGCGAGGTCGGGGTTGGTTAAATGGTGTTCGGCCTTATAGGCTTGGACTTCTTCGGGTTCGACCACGGGAGACTCCTCGGGTGAGGAGCGATTCTTCCGTGCAGGGTTCCCCGCGCTTGCCGTTCGCTATAAGGCCGGTAGTATATTATCATTTGCGTGTTGATTGAAAAAGGGGGGAGAAGATGAAGAAGGCATTGCTGGCGCTGTCGGCTGTTTTTATTCTCGCGGGCTGCACAACTACTCCGTCTCGCAGGATAGAGCCTGAGATCATAGATATTTCAGACCCCAAGATAGGCGTGGAAACAACTAGGACAATCGGAGAAACCCTTGTGTCGGAAGGCTCTCGAATTGAAGCCTATGGCCTTGAGATGCTTTCTCCCGCCTTAGACGGGTGTGTATCAAAGGGCCTATATCGGCAGACAGAAAGCTCTGCCGAATTCGATCGGTTCGACCCCATAACATCGACCGGGGCGGCCATGAAAACCGTCAATAATTCTGAATGCTTTTTGGCATATAGCAAAAGGCTAAAATCTCTCCAGAGAGCGGTCTATAATGATTTTGGAATGATCTATTATCTTGGTGATATCCCGCAGGCGAATTATCAATATAAGAAATTCACTGTTGACAATAAGTCGTCATTCCAGAAGACGCTCATTTTTACGGGAAAAGATAAAGATATTCTGCGATTCACTTATCGAGAATTTGCTGATGATTATGCGCGTCCAGCCTTTTCAGTTGATGTTGTCTATGATTTGTCGGAGTCAAAGATAGTTCAATATCAAAAGCTGAAAATGGAAGTGCTGAACGCGACAAGCACACAAATAACCTACAAGCTAATCAGCAACTTCTAAAGCAATAGGGCCCCATCGCGGGGCCCTTATTTTTATCTCGCTTTTATTGCTTCCCTTGCCTTCTCGAAAGTCTCTTCCGAAACGTGGTTCGAATACCTCATGAGCATCTCGAGCGTCCTGTGCCTCGTCATCTTCATGGCCTCGAGCGGAGCCATGCCGGAGTCAACGAGCTTCGTCGCGAAGCGGTGCCGCGTCCCATGGTAGACAAGATGGCGGGCTTCCTGTTCCTCCTTCGAAACCCCTATGAGTCTAAGAGACCGAAGCCAGCCGGAGCGGAGCACAGACTTTGAGGCGGGTTTCGTCGGGTCGGCGGGGTTCATGAGCACGTAGTCGTCAGGCCCATCGAGCCCCAGGGCCTTTGCGAGCTCGTGGAGCTCCCAGAGGACAACCTCGAGGGACGGATCGATCGGCAGCATCCCATAGCTATCCTTTTTCGGAGCTTTGTCCCCGTCTTTGTCAACGTAGTTATTCTCAACTATGATGACTCCCCTTTCAAGATCTACCGCCTTCCATTTGAGCCCGCGCTCTTCCCCCCGGCGAAAGCCACAAAACGGCCCCATGAGCACATAGGCTTTCTGGCGGACGTCGAGGATTGCCATCTCCTCGGGGTTCTTCACCCCTCCCTTCAGGCGTGGCCGTCGCTGGACGTCGACATGGAGATATCCGCCCTCCTTCGGGCGCCATGACTGCTGCGTGGGGAGCGCCACGATAGCGTCGATCTCTTTGTCGGTGAGAATGCCGCGCTCGCGCGATGAAGCGGCGGGGAGCACGATCGTCTTGAAGTCGACGGGCTTGCACAGGCTTCGGGCCGCAGCCCAATAGATCGGGCCCCTGATCGTGCAGATCATCTGATTGAGCTGTTCACGCGAGACGAGCCGGTCAGGGAATTGCAGTTGATGGAGCTTCTTCGCATAGCGGAAGAAGCTCTCGATGAGCGCGAAGGAGACGTCTGCAAGGCGCTTCCCCTCGAAGCCAGGCCAGGGGGAAATATAGCGTTTGAGGTAGAAGCGACAGTCTTCGATATAGTGCGCCGAGAGCGGCTTCTTAGCGTCGGCCTGGTCGGTCACATGATAGCCTTCGTCGCTCCAATACCACTCGATGAATTCCAGGATCGACATCGAGGAGAAGCGGGCGTCGTCGGTGAGGGCCTTCTCTTCCGCGGCTTGCTCTTTCGCGCAACGCGCCGCATCGAGGGCAGAGAGGTCGAGCTCCGAGAGGAGCCGCAAGATCTCTCCGGAGGCCGCCTTGTCGTCTACGCAGCCTGTCGAGCGGGTCGCGAGGATCGCGCCATCAGCAGCGAGGAAACGGACGTATATGACTCGAGACCCGTCAGCCATGAGTCGGCGAAAGGTCTCAAAATGGAACTGAGGCTGGGCGCCTTTACGATACATAGAGATTCTCCTACGTAACAGGGCCGACGTAACACGGACCTTTTACAGGGGATCGTCTCTCTAATTCCTTTTCGGGACGGGGGGATTTGAACCCCCGATACCTTGGTCCCAAAATAGGTTAGAACGTTCCTCGCACGCGCCGCTGTTTTCCCGTCTATGCCCGTGTCTCCTTGTAGTATATGACTTTATTTTCCCGCGTCTACCCGTGCGTTACCGTACGTTCCCGCGCGCTTGGCACAAATTTGGCGGGATCTACGTAACAAATTCCAGTAACAGATGGGGTGGATGCCTCTTCGACGAGATCAATTAGCTCCCAAAGCCAGAGAGGGAGATAGTGCGATGGGTCCAGTGTAATCATGTACCTAATACGCGCATGAAATGACCTTCCGATTCAATGCTTAACCTCTTGACAGTATAGGGCCAATGGCCCTATACTGTTCTTGTTGGGTGAGGAGCTCAACGAAGCCCGGTCCTAGACCAGGGCACCCCTCCACCAGGAGATGCAATATGAATCATTCCTACGTTATCGTGATCCCCTCCACGATCTACAACGTCCCGGCGCCGCTCGCCATCGTTGACGGCCTCCGAGTCGCGGTCAAGTCCGCCCTTGCCCAGGCCTTCGGCGGATACACCGAGACCACAGCCACCGGCGGCTACAAGGCCGAGAGCGGCGAGCTCATCGAAGAGCGCGTCTACCTCGTCGAGGCCGCCTACGAGACCGAGGATGACGAGCTCGTCGAGAGCCTCGCCCTCCGGATCAAGCAGGAGCTCCACCAGGAGTCAGTGATGGTCCACAAAGACCAAGAGGTCCGGTTCTTCTAGCCGACCAGGGGCCCGCAAGGGCCCCATTATCCTATAAGGGGAGAAGCCATGAAATATGTTATCCGATCGACGAAAGACGGCACGCGGATCTCCGCTGCTATTGTTGAAGAGAAAAAGAAAGCGGCGCGCGCGAAGCTCCTCGCGGCCGGGATGCAGTACCTCGAGTCCCCTGCCCTACTCGGCTATGAGAATGCCATGGGACAGGAGGTCCAGGAAGAGGTCACAATCATCGAGGCTGTAGTGAGGGAAAACTATGTATAAGGTTCCAAATCCTGACGCTTTCCGCGAGTGGCTAAAGACGAATGGAATCACCGGAGCTGAGGCCGGGCGTATCGTTGGCGTCGACTCACGCGCCGTACGTCGATGGACTGCCCCTCCTGACCAGCCAGGTGCTCGCTCTATTCCCTGGGCCGCCTGGACGCTGCTAAGGCTCTACACGGGCGAGATGACACTCGAGGAGTACAGACAGGCGGTCGCTGCGGAGAAGATGGCAGGCCTCGAAGATATTTCGTAGAAAAGTACGATTACCCCTTGCGCGTATACCGCTATAGCGGTATAGTATGATCATGGTGATTGAGAAAGATCACCTACAAGTTACCTAAGTTGCTACCCCGAGAGGGGAAGGCACAAGGAGACTGAGATGGCTAAGACGACGAAGTTTTTCGAGACTGCGGATGGCAGGTTTGTTTTTGAGTACCGCTTCAGCGCTGGCCGCGCGCCCCGCTCCATGTACAACGACGAGGACCGCGAGGCGGACTATGCGGCCTTCGAAGCCTCCGAGATCATCCTCCCCATGATCGGATCCACCTACATGGTGGCCACAGACGAGTACGTCGGCCCCAATGGCGACAAGCCCTCCTCCCTGTCCTATCGCGAGGATAATGGCGAGGGTTGGGCTGGTAATATGGATGCCTCGGATCGCAGATATCACGGCTGGCGCGGGACTACCGACGATTGGTCGGTCCAGGGTCGGGGTATCCGCAAAGTCCTCTCCGCGACCGTCTCCGGCAAGCGCTCTAAGCTGGTCCGGATAGTTTTCGGGCGCGATCTTAAAAAAGACGAAGATTAAAGCACTTCAACGGCCCCGCCTCGCGCGGGGCCTATCCATATCAGAAGGAGATCCTTATGGCAGCCAAACAATCGAGGATTTATCTATCCCCAGAAGTCCGGACGGAACTCCGCCCGCCCCCCCCGGGG